TTGATTGCAATCGTTGCATCTGCCAGCATTTCTGTGTTCCAATATGGTGCGATGGATAGGGTTGCAACTTCTGTTGGATCATAGAACGTTCCAATTGTGCCGTTCACATCATTCAATGAACGCGTCACCGTCTGATAGTTCTGGCCAAATGGCGTGATGTCTGTGATCTTTGGTTTAATGCTCAGACTGAAATCTTTCGCATAAAGCAATTGGCCCATTGGCAGATATTTACCAGTAAGCGTTATTGGCTCATTTGTTGTTTGATCTGTTGCAAAAGTAAGCGTTCCTGTTAAACGGTTTACTGTAAACGCGCCAGTTCCATTCGTGGTAACAGCATATGTTGGACTAAGAACCTGTTTTGCCGCTGCCGTGATCTGATACACTTTGTGGATGCTCAGATTTGTGCATGGTTCGCTTGTTAGCGTTGCCTCCGTTCCTGAAGCATAAATGATCGCGTGATGGCCTGCAGTGATTGTTGCTGCCATTTTGTGCCACCACTGTTTATGTTATTACAACTGCAGAACTGGAAGCGTTGCTTACTGAATAAGTAACTTCAACGTAGCCAGCTGGCGCGTCTTTCATTTCTATGCTGTCAACCACTGCTTTGAATTCCACGGCAGGCGTTGTTGCTGTCAACAGAACTTTCACATACAAATCCGTATCTGAAACCATGTTGGCCCAAAAATACGCCTGGCCAGTTGCCGCCTTTTCCAGAAATCCTGAAATTGTTGCAGTTATGTCTTTGATCCCTGGCGCACGCGCAACATATACTGGCGCTGACGCAGCAAATTCTGTCACATCAACGCTTTTGCCGTCAAACTTTAATGACACGTTGTTGATATGCTCAACAACCTGCGTTGGCGTTGCCGCGCTGTTTGCCTTAACGGTTGGCAGATTGCCTTTAGTTATTGCCATTTCTTAATTCACCTTATCCATTCGTTATCACGCCAGTTGATTGCGCTGAAAATGAAACGTCAATCGTTCCATCTGGCGTTGTTTTTATGTCAATACCGTCAACCATCACCTGTGATTTGATGAATTTTGTTCCATCATACAGGTATTTAAACCACAGTTCAGCGCCATTCACAGCGTTGTCAACTATGATTGTCTGGCCCGTAGTATCGCCATAATCGTCAAAAAATCCGTCTGCAGTATATTCAACATGCTGCATCCCTGTGATCCTGGCCACATATTCCTGCGCCGAACACGTGAACACTGTGCTGTCAATATTCTTCATAAGAAACTTAGCACCAAGTGCGTTCATTTGCGCAACGTTGTTATACGAGCCAGCACCACCTGCAACATTTGAAGCCTGCAGGCAGCCCAAAATTCCTTTCGTTATTCCTGCCATTTTCTTTTTCCTTTTAAGATTGCGTCACGTTAATTGCCAAAGAAACAATTCCGTGATAATGAACCATGTCTGCATCGCGCAGGATGTTGGAAAAATCAACAGTAGTGCGCACGTGACTATATCCTGTGATTGTTAATGGCTGATTGTCCAGCAGTTCTTTGATGTGTGTAATTATATCCGCGCATTCTTTCCTGCCACGATAAACAGACCACACATGCAATGTATATGTTACGCGCTGGCCATATTGATCGCCCAAACAATCCCACGGTGTTTCAGTCGGATTGTCTAAATGAATATAAGGTTCCAGCGTGCCTTCTGGAACGAAATCATATGACGTGCAGCCGTGAACTGTTACAATATCGCTGTTGTTCAGCGTGTCCAGGATTTCCTGGCCAACTTCCAATATTGCAGATTCGCGTGTTTTCGTCATGATTCTGTCAGCATGTTTCTGATATATTCGCCAACCTGGTCACGTGATGCTTCCGTTCCATTTTTCATATAAAATTTGCCAGGCACAAAACTGCCACTGCGCGTGTGATGTCCGACTTCCACATAATATGCATAATCCGTATGCGGCGCAACCTGCACTTCGGTGTCACTGACCTGTTCAACTTCGATGCTGCTGCGCAGTAGTCCCGTATCAACAGGGCAGTTTTCCTTGCAGGCGGTGGCAATCAACTCACCGCCCTGATACAGCGCCGTTGCTGCTTTTGCCTTTATGTCATCAACCTTCGCTTGAACTGCTGCTGCAACGTCTGATTTGTCAATAGTGACTTTTATTTGCATTTTATCGTGCAGGTTCCACCTGTTCAACGCAAAACAATATCATAAACAAGTTTTTGTTTTCAACATTGTTGATGTTCAAAATGTTCATCATTCGTGTGCCGTGTTTAATCCAATGTTTCAACGTCACATCTGAATTATACCAGGTCGTGATTTTCCAATATGCATATGCTTCAGTTGCACTTGATGTGTATGTTTCACCACCAATTGCAGCAGGTTTTGATGATGGTGTTTCAATCGAAGCCCACGCGTCAGCAATTGTTGTGTCAATTGGTGCTGCAATGCCACCATATCCATCACTGGTTTCGCTTCGTGAAATGAAACTTATCCGTTCATCAAACGCCTGAAATGGTGGCACAGAAGGTTGCATTGGCTTCTGCGCTGGTGGCTGCGCAATCGTCATAAGTAAATCCTATATGGCTGCAGTTTCGTTATCACATCAGGCGGCAGCACGCCGGTTGTCCCCTGCGTGAAGAAATACGCAGCAGCTTCCATGATGGCATCCTGGATGTCCTGTGGAACTTTATCTGCAGTATCACCATATCCACAGACGTATTCAACAACCATTCCGTTGCGCATTCGCGTGTAGTTCCAAGTATATCCAGTTTTTAAAACTGCCCTGCCTGGCTCGCTGAATGTGTCAGCAAAATAACTGGTGTCATTTTGTGCAATTGAAGTTCCAACGTCATTATATGTCGTGATGTTTGCAATCGATTGCAATGGTGGACGTGGCAGCATAATATAGTCATAATTTTTGAACACGTCTTTGTAGTCTAACATCAACTGCCACGTCTGTGTGATGAATGCGCGCCTGGTGTAGTTTTCTGCCATTATGCGTGCAGATGTGGCAAACTGCTGCAATCTGTCGTTATAATCGTCACTATCCAGGCGCAGGAACGTCTGCACGTCTGTGCCATCAACCAGTTCAACTGCTGGTGGCGTAACAATCTGAATCATGTTATGCTTCCCCCCATGTTCCAGTTGGCAACAGCTTTATTGATCCTCTCATGTTTTCTGGAACTTCCTGTGTGCCGTCAACAAAATAAACCCTGGTTTCGTGCTTATATTGCTTCACCTTTGTTGCTGATCCAATTCCTGGAACCACTGCATCATCTGGCGCTGTGTCGAGTGCAAGCAGTGGGATAAGAACTTCTCCGAGAGATGCATCAATCATGACAATTTCGCCTGCAACCAATGATTTCTTTTTGACTATCGTTCTTCCGCTCAGGATTGCCCACACGATGTTGGTTGCTAATGTAAGATCAATCACGTTTCCATCTATGTCAACAAATGAGATGTCGTAAAGCCTGTCGCTGCCAGAAGTCAGACTTAAATCCGTGGTCATGTCAATTTCATATCCTTTTCAATAACCGCCGTTAACTTTTGTCTATATACTGTCAGCATTGGTGGCGTTCCATAGATCCTGCTGCAACTATACGGCAGCCAATCCATCCAGGTTCCCGCGAGCGCAGTCATACGATTTTGAACAGTCAACGCTCTGGCGCAACCGTCATACAGTGGTGCATCGCCAGGGAGCGCAGTCATGACTACCGGAATCCAAAACAGAAATGCGCAGCCGTTTATATCACGGTTTCCTGCAACCGCAGTTAACCTTACTGTTACTGTTGGATTTAAATAAACCGGAATTCCACAACTGATTTGCATAGTTCCAGAAACCGTTGCACCCATCGTTTTTTCCAACAACATGGGTGCTGGCGTGCAACCACCTAACATTGGATACAATGCAGCATTTCCTGCGGTCATCGTGTGCGTTATGGTTATGGTGGCAAGTGCCGTGTTGCAGCCTACTTCATATGTTCCGTTTGCCGCTATGGCGTGAAATGTCCAATCCGTCATTTTTATGACATATATCCTTTAAACAGTCCAAGTTGGTCAAAGTAAATTATGCACTTGTCTGCACTAGCAGTGTTGCATTGCAGAATCCAGGGCGTTGATGAATACGTGTGTGCAAGATTTGTGGTCATAGTTAACGTTGTGGTCCCTGCGCCTGATGCAATAACGTTGGTTTCACTGGCGTTTGCATCCGCAATATAGACCGATTGCCCATTGACAAATCCAGCGCCAGATGTCAGTCCAACGGTTTTTTGTCCAGACGTGTTCAACGGACCAGCACCTGTAAGCACTGTGTTGATCGCGCCGCCGGACAAATCAAGATAGCCGACTAATGGCCAGGTTGTGTTTGCGCCTGCAGTCTTTTTATAAATAATCGCGCCAACCATCGCGGAATACGTCATGTTGGTAAGCATGATCCCGTTCGTGGTGCTATATGCTGTAGGCGCTTGAATACTGGCGTGACTTGCAGTAATGACATTATAATAAAACGGCGATGCCGTGGTTGAATCGGTGTAAGGTGCGAGTGTCACCAGTTGCATTCCGTTTGCCGCATAAGTTCCGGTTGCGCCTATATCAAAATTAAGCACATCCGACCAGTATTTTTTTGTCTTATCCTGCACATATGGCGCGCCACCGTAAACTCCAACCAGCGCCATCATGATTGTGTCGTTGGTCCAATCAAATGCCGTATCTGATCCGACGGCACCGGCAAACAAGTTTCCTGCATAGTAATACAGATGGCCTGTTAAGTTTGTAAGTGTCATGTTAGGTTTTCCTTCTAGTTTTTAAACATTTAATGCGGTATATCCAACCGGAATGCTGAACGATTGTTTGATTTCGCAAATTGCCGTTATGTGTTCGATTACAAAATCGGTTTCAAAGAAATCCAGATTAATAGAATTGCCCATTGCTGAATACCCTGCAACATTTGGATGCGCTATACCGTCAGATGATAATGCCGGATTCACGCGCCCTGGATTGTTTGGATCGTCTAGCACATCATAAAAGTCAATCAGATTGAAACCATTGGCTTCTGTATAGTCTGCCACCCACGCATTGATGTTGTTAACAGCATCAATATACATCTGCACGCATCCATCATAACCCCAATCTTCAACAAATGGCGTAACTGTGCAACACACTGGAATTATATCATTTGCAACTGCCACGTCACACACAGTTTCAACGTTTCCCGTCACGAAAGCAACTGGATCACCAATTGCTGGCGATTGCCTATAAAAATGATTAATGTCGTTTACGCCACCCATAAAAACCACGTAGTCTGGTTGATAATACATTTGTCCAGATGAAAGTGTAGGTAGTGTGCCGTTAAGATATGCCGCAAATTCACTTAGAACATCACGCGGGACGCCGTGGCTAGGTGGGCTTCCTATTGAACCGCTGGTGTTACCACTTACGCCAATGTTTAAAACGATCCATCCTGGCAACCGCGTGTGGAGAATATATGGCCACGGAGCAGCCGGTTGTTCAATTAATGGAGCCCACGGCAGAAAGGTAAATGGTTCATTGTATGGATAACCCGCAGTGATTGAATCTCCAATGCAGAGTATTGTCGGTGCTGCGTGTTTCATGCTTATGCTTATTGCGGGATGTATTGCAGCCGTGACCCAATTGCTGCGCCTAAGTTTGACCCGCTCCCCATAGCAGTATTTTGAGTGACATACTCTTGCGTAGCCATACCACCACCCATATAGTATCCAGAAGTGTAACACGATATCACATATGCGTTGCTTGACGGCCTGGTGACGCCGACGCTGCAAAGCCACGCTGTTGTGTAGGCCGCGCCGGTGATTGTCATTGGGAACATCGCCCACGCATATGCCCCCGTTGTATTAATTGCGGAAACGTTACCGCCACCCGTTGCCGTAAGGGTCACGCCTGTGCTGGTGTATGGCGGCGAAACAGATGACATAGACGAGCCGGACGGACATGGGACAAAGCCATGATCTGCTATCCAGGGGGTGTATGATCCATCAATAAATATACCGTCGAGGTATTCCGTAATGTTGCCCCATAGGTTTTCCCACCCGCGGTATGATACCGCATTCGTTGTAGTCCCAGAACTACATGTTGCACCGTTGTCGAGTGTAGAATAAACGACGTTGCCTGACGCGTTATTTAAACTTGCAGTGTGACCCGTGTTCTGAGCGCTTTTCGCGGACCACAAATACGTAAGATTATTAATCCCCGTGCCGACTGCACCACCAACATACCATGTAGCACATTCGACTACTGCCATTAATCGGATAGCTTCTAATGCTTGTATTTGTATAAGGCCCCATCCGCTGCCCCGTGCAGCAGCATACCCGCGCAGCGTGTCCATGATTTGTGACCCGCTCGTCATGGTCGTCGGTTGGACGCCGACCTTTGATTCATATTTGCCGGTTGCCGCGTTGTAATATCCCTCAAACGCGCCTACTAAAACATATGGCAATCTTCTACCATTTGAAATAAACGCAGGGTGTAAATCTGAGGCAACAATCGTGTGTGTTGTAGTTCCGTCTTGATTACTAATAACATCGCCTAGCGCGTTTGAAATCCAAAATGCTACCTTATTCGTCGTGCCTGCATCTATATAGTAATAAAACGATTTTAGGACACCCACAGTTTGTCCATTAGCTCCAGATGCATCATAACCACATCCGCCACAATGCGCAGTCGGTGTGCCATTGTCGAGTATATTCCAGCGTCCGCACGCTGCCCATGGCTGCACGCTGTTAAACGCCGCGCCGGCGGTCATGCCGACGTTCGCACCTAAACGGATTAATGTTGGCGATGAGTTGTTAGAAGTCCACAATACGCCGTATGCTGTCATTTCTCACCTTTGAAACACAAAATTAATTATTCTGTCTGCGCCCTGCGAAACTGGCGATCCAGACGTTCCACTGCGCACTTTGAACCATCGAAATGGCGACAAAAGTGGGCCAGACGTATCAAGTGAAAATGCTGCACCTGCAGCAACTGCAGCAGAAGGATTCACAGCGGTTCCTGCTTCGTTTGTCAATTCGTCAAACGTTTCACCAGATGAACTGGCTACTTGAAAAGACAAACTTGCAGCAGTCCACGCAGCTGGCATTATAACGCCAATGCGCGTTGCGCCGCCAAGAAAATCAACAACTGAACTTAATGATGTGCCATTTGTAATAGTAACCGGCACAATCCATTTATATGGCATTTTTTATTTCCCCTCAGTTAAGATATAGGAAAAAAATAAAAGAAGTGGGCAAATGCCCACTGTGTTGTTCTATGCTACAACCGTCGTGTAGTAAGGTCCGTGACGTAGGTTTGACTGAATCAGTGTTACATCAAACGAAACCGTGACTGAACCAGTTGCAGCATTAAGCCTGAACCAACGCTTGTTTCCTAGATATTCAAAGATATACGTGTGGCCATTGTCTGCCGCAGCGGTCATCGTAAGAACGCCTGCGGAAATCTTTGTGTTGCTGTTGTCATCACGCACAGCCAGTGTGTTCGCGGTTGGCGTAACTGCCGCGCCAGCGTCAGTTGCTGATACATCAGTCTCATACAACGTGAAAACGTAGTTTGAAACAGACGCGCTTGTAGTTGCGTGAAGCACAAGCATATTGGTTTCAAAACCCTGCGTGTCAACGTTCGTGGTAGTGAACGCTGTGTTGAATGCAGCGGCGTTTGCGCACGAAGTGGCTTCAAAAAGCACTTTGAGCTGCAGCCGGTGCAGCAAATCTTTCATTGACATTTTTCTTTATCCTCATTTTCCATTTCGTTAATGGCATTTTGCAGCGCCTGGATTGCACCAACAGCGGCATTGGCATTAGCCAACGCCACCTGCCGGTTGTTTTCATAAACAGCAATCATTTCCTGCAATTTTTCTTTGGTCAATTCCATTTGATTAACCGTCCGTCCACACCGGAATCCTGTATATCGAAGCGCCAATGTAGATTCTAAGCGCCAATTGGTTTGCACAGAAAGCAGGCGTGCCTGTTCCATATGCAGATCCTGCGGTTGTGTCGCACGATGATCCCGCGCCGGTTACTTTAAATGCAGGATTTGTTGCGCCGCCATCAAGCGTGATCAGTCCAGTTGCTGCAGTGATCACACATGTTGACGTGCCAATAGTAACATCACCAGTTAATTGTGATGTGGTGTCAACCGTCAGTGAGCCCTTCATCTGAATCCTTCCATTAGCAGCTGTGATCAATATGCCGGTTCCCGCATATCCAGTTCCAATCGTCACATTGCCAGTTAATTGACTTGTGGTCGTTACCGACAATGACGTTCCTGCAGTGATTGAACCAGATGGGCTGAAGTTTCCTGTGTATGCTACAGAGCCAATGGCAGAAACCACTAAACGGTTTCCACCCTGGTCAATGTAAACACCAGTTGTTTTTGTCACAATCAATCACCAGATTATGTTTGACAGGTCAATACTGTATATGCAAGTTCATTCACCGCACCGCCACCAACGCCCAGGCGCTCTGTGAATAGTGAAACAGCGCCTTTGGTCGTGATTTCATCACGGATGGTGTAGATTCCAGGGTTGTCAACAATCGTGTATGCTTCCTGGAAATCTCCATATGCAATCGGATATGTGGATGAACCAATGTTTGGCATTGACGGAGAATAGACAATGGGTTTTCCAAACAACATATCGCGCGACGGTCCAGGAAGTTCTGACGACAATCCGTATTGCTGCTGAACGTTATCTTCTATCATATAACGTCCCATTCCGTCCTGGAATTTTCGCAGATATGCCTTCGTGCTTCTGTTCATAATCCAACAGGCGTTTTGCTGATATACTTCAGGCAGTGCTTCCTGCATAGTTATCAGCACATCAAAGTCATTGATTGCTGCAGACGTGCCGGTGTGCGTGTTGATCACGGAAGTTCCAGATTCTGTGGCAGCGGTCATAATGCCTTCAGGCTGTCCAGAACCAGTTCCATTGATAAATGCCGCGCCTTCAAGTTGCGCCATATAACGCGAAACCCGCTGCGTCATCCATCCTTCCACATCGAAAGCAGCAATGCGTGCCATCTTCTGCGTCATTATCGGCATCGCATACATTGGATGCGTTGGAATGCGCATTTCATTAAGGGTCATGTTGGCAGTTGCGCTGCGTGATCCTCTTTCAGAAGTCCATCCAGCAGGCATCGTGCCAGCTTCGCCAAGCATCACCAGTTCATCACCAGCGCGCAGCGTTTCAACTGACGCAATTCCACGAATTGGCGACACAAGTATAATAGCTTCAATTATTCGCGCGCTAACTTGTGGCGTGAGCCAGTAACCACCAGAAATCAAATCGTTGGAGGCAACCGTTTTGTAGAATTCTGGAATTTCGGATTTGGAATGTGTTGCAACGTATTCTTTGACATAATCAAGCTGGTTGAAATCCTTCTTAGTCCACAGATATTTTTCAAAATCCGAGTTCCATTTAATTTCAATGTCGTCGTCTTTATCATTGCCGACAACGCCAGGTGCTTTGTTCAACTTCGTTTCTATGGAATCAAGTCTGCTTCCAAATGCGGTTTGCCCTTTTTGGAATTCATCAAACTGCGTTGACATTTTCCCTGTGTAATCGGTCATGCCAGTTTGAAGTTCATTCAAAAGCTGTTCCACGCTTTTTGTTTCTGCCATAATTTATATCCTCAATAGTTTATTCAATTCAGTTAATTTCAGTCGTATCTGTTCATCATTGTCAGATTTGCCAGGCGCTGCAGCAGGTGCTGCAGCAGCACCAGTTGTTGGTTTTTCGCCAGGCTCGTTGTAGTCTGTGCCTGTCACTTGTGTTAATACGCCTTCGATTAAATCACCAGCTTGATCAAGCAAATCGTTTGCTTTTGCCAAGTCTGCTTCATTTTTAGTTGAAAGCACCCTACCAGCTTTTGTTTCCATAGTATTACCATCAGCCTTTCCACCACCGGCCTTTGCATCTTCACGCTCTTTGATTCTGTCTGTGACTGCGCCGATGTGCGCACATTTGAATTCAAATTGCATGCTGTCTGCCTTCCATTCCAGTGGCGATTTGTCAGCACAATCATTGCCGTTTGCTTTGTTGATTTTACACATCGCAGCTTCAACAGCACTGTGCAGCCAATTCATATCAGATTGTGAAAAGCCAGTTAGCAGGTTGCCCTGCGCAGCCCATTGGTGCAATCGCCTGTGATAACTTGTTAAGTCCTGCAGGTTTTCCTTATTGATGCCTGCCAGCAAATCAGTTTTGTCCTGCGCTGTGACTGTTTTGGTGCGCATCACGTCTTTCACATCAGTGTTGACAGCTTCAGTGTTGCTTGGAAACGTCACGTTGGAAATTTCCATCAGGCCAACATCCTGCAGATGGTTCACGCCTTCATCATCTTTGAAAGCCTTTCCATTATGCATAGTATAGCCAATACTGTTGCCGTCAATGTCACCATTCACTGCAGCTTCATATGCATCCTTTCCCCAAGAAGTTTTCAGATTGTATCGTGCCTGATATTTCAGACCATAATCATCTTCCCACAGTTTCACAATTCGCCCTATAGGGCGCTTATAATCGTGCTGCCATAGGAACTTTAATTTTTTAGGATCAGCCAGTGCTTTCACAAATGCGCCACGATCAACAACTTCTTTCTGGCTGTCAACAACGCCATAAACTGAAGCATAACCTTCAACAAATCCTTTTTCATCTGGAACTTCAAGTGGCAAAGAATTGTCTTTATATCTCATTTCTGAATCTGTCATTTGATATAGCCACCACTATCTTTTAAAAATAAGTGAAATAAAAATTAGTGTCACGCATTCTATGTGTGAATTGCACACATATGCACTATATAATTTATTGGAAAAATGGCGTTAAATCGTAGAAACCAGCATGTCTGGTGGTAACTATATACTTTTCAATTATATCCTTACACCACATGCCATTGTGGCCTTCCATCACGTGCATCATAAATTCGAACCAGGGAATGAACGCGCAACGATTGTGCGCACCTTTGCTTTTGATTTCGACAACCAAGTATGCGTTCCTGCCGCTGCGCGTGAAATAATCATCTAAAGCAAAAATCTGGTGCGTGCCGTCTGCAGTGTAGTGAAAATTTGATGTCCAGTAAATTTTCTTGGCGCTGGTTGATTTGCATTCAAACCCAAAGTGGCCAATTGGACTGTCAATAATTACATCACACGGCTGCTTATAGTATCGCTGTTGTGGCCAGCGTCTGACATCTGCAGGAATGTCTTTAATGCGAAAATAGTTTTCAAACGATTTGACAATGCTGCGTTCAAAGTTCATTTTGGATAGCGCGAAACGTTGTCTGCGGCTCTTGAAATGTCTTTTAATTTCATCTATGGTTATTGATTGCTCCATTAAAACATATAGTTTCCTATTCTGCATCTGTGCTTTCTTGCTGCTTCTCCGGTGCTGCAAATCCTAGACAGCAACGACAGTTAATGGCCATTCCGGGCATTGTAGTGCCATCTTCACAATCAAATTCCGATCCTGCTGGAACTGTCACGCCATCCATAGCGGCATGGGCCGGTCTGGTTCTATCGTCGTCGGTAGCGCACCAAAGTAGATCTAAGGTGCTTCCTGCGTCTTTGCTTTGTTGTAAGGTAGCGGTATTATACGCCGAAACTGTCTCGCTTCTAGCTATCCTAGTCGCACGCCAGGTTTCCATATCGTCACCAAAGCAGTCCTTCACGCGCGCCGTGGTTTTGTCCATTGATTCACCTTCTTCAGCGCCGCCAAAGATTGCATTCTTCAACATATCTTTTGTTTCGTCAGCAATTCCTTTGATTTTATCGCCAGTGTGGTCTGCCATATAGTGGGCCACGTAGGTCAGCCAGGCGTTGGCCTTCTGTTCGTGGCCACCAAAATTTTCTGTCGCAAAAGTGTATGCGCTGCTGCCTGCGCTTTCCCAAATGCGCCTGATCATTAAGCGCATCAGTGGATCGAAAGAATCAACTACGTTGTTGACTTCTTCAATTCCTTTTGGAACTGCTGCCATCACTGGCTGCTGCATCTGGTGGAATGCGTTCTGCACTATCTTTTCAGAAAAAGGAAAAAAACGATCGCGCCTTTTGGACAGCGCCCTGTAGTATCTCCGTTGCTGTTCCTTAACGCGCAGATCATATGCCATCGTAATACCCTTTTAACACAGGTAGGCCCTGGCGGCCGGCCCGTTATTTTAACCGTTTTGTATAACCATTCCAATGCTTCAGTTCGGGGTTGTTTTCCACATAAATAAAAGGAAGCGCGTTTGGCGTGCTGCACCAGGGACATAGTGCAACAAAATCCACGCACGCTATTTTAAAAGGTTTGTCGCACTTCGAGCAGTGAACAATTGGCAGCACGTCTAGCTGCTGGACATCTTTGCTTTGATTTCAGCAATTGTTTGCATCAGTGCTGCTGCAGGTTCTGGCCCTGCAGGTGGCGTGTTGCCATTCCCTGGCGGAGAGCCAACGCCAGGTGGTTTTTCTGCTGGCGGAGTAACAGCAGGCGTGGCTTCAGCGCCACCTTTTCCGGTGTCAACAGTTAAAAGTACAGTGGGTTCCAGGAACACTTCACAATCTGGCCTGGCTTCAAAGCCCACATCTTCACGCATTTCATTCACAGTGATGATTCTGTTTTTAACTAAATCAGCGAGCCATGCAGCTTTCGTGGCCAGGTCATCCTGCAGAACTGTGATATTTTCCAGATCTAGTTCAAATTTATAATCTGTTCCATAGTCTGGCGCTAGAAAGTGATTAAGACCATCAATAACTTTTCCCATTAGCGGCAGAATGCTGCGCGTGTAAACCTGCCGCATTGCCTGGTCCTGATTTTCATAAGTGGCCTGGCCAAACAGCAGTTCCTTTGGTATTCCGAGAGCCATACAGATTTCGTGCGCAGACAGGTCCATGACTGTTGCCCAATCCATGTCTTTGGGACTGCCAGAAAGTTCCTGGAAATCACGAACGCCATCAAGCAACGCATATCTGCCAGCACCGGAAGCGCCAGCGTGCTGTAGAACGTTATCTTCAATTTCTTCCTGCTGGTTTTCTGTCAATGGTGCTTCACCAAAGAATACGCCACCCAAACCAACAGTGTTTTCAAGCTTTGCCTTATTCCATTCACGTGCAACGTTGTTAAGAAAGATGCTGCTGGTTGCTGCCTCTGCTGGCGAAACGCCATCAAGATTGTTGACAGGATCAACCAGTGTGCTGTGCAGGACTTCTTCAGGTTGATAGCGTATTGTGTCCTGCGTGGTTTCGTTTGGAATATATTCATAGTGGTCAACGCCACCAGTGTCATTTGGATAAACCTTAACTTTATCAGGGCGCAGCAACTGCAATTGGTTGTTTGGTTTCGCTTTGTGAACAAACGCGTTGCCAGTAAGTATCAAATGCAGCAACCAGGTTTCCTGGAAGTCATGCCAGTTCTGTTCGTCAGATGGCCAATCCAAAATCTGATTCATTGGGTGGCCTTCCACATCTGTCCAGGTGGTTTTTGTTTCACCTTCATTTGATGGATCTGGAACCATTGTTTTCTTAACAACGCCAATATCAATATCACTGGCGCTGTCAATCAACAGTCTGCACCCTCTGTAAAAAATAGGGTTCGTGCTGTAACCTTCAATGGCCATTGCCATGAAGTCCCTGCTGATCTGGATTGGTTGGCCAGGCGTGACGGTTATAATGCGCTGCTGGAAGTTGCCGCCACCAATTCCACCACCACCATATTGCTGATTAATCAGCGAGCCAAGAATATCTTTCACTCTAGAAGGAAAGCTTTTCTTTGGCGTTATGATTTTATACGTCTGTGTTTTATTAACTCGTTGTGCCATTTGAAATCATCACTGTGTTGTTAAGATGAACGTGGCAGGCAGCGCAGGTTGTTGTTGCGTCAAAATATGTTTTCCACACAAAGAACCCAACCACTGCGAAAGAAAAGGAAATAGCCAGAATAAGAAGCGCCATCACTAAGGTCCACTGCCACCTTTTAACCAAAATCGGCATATGTGTTTATTCCTGTCGTTATGCACTATTTGGTTTGCGCATATGCATTATGTCAGCCACATCTTCCTTTTGTGCATCGCGCCATTTCTGCAGGTCAAAGTCTTTCATTTCTTTATATACGCATTTGCCATTCTTTGCAACCACGATGCATATATGATGTTCGCCTGGCTCGCCCTGAATAACCCAATACCTGCCGTCTGGCACAAACCATCTGAAATGGTCGCTGTCAATCCATCCGTGTTCATACACTGTGGACATATCAACATCTTGTGCAAACCCACGTTCGTCTGTAGATTTTTTTACCACTCTAAACAGCACAAGTGGCGCTGCCTTCACGTGTATAATCAGTTCTGCAAACTTCTTTTCTTTCGTCATCAATTATCACCACCACCTAATCATTCAATCAGCCACCTGGCTTTCTGCCAATCATCTTCTGCATACTTGTTTATAGTTTCCTGTCTGCATTTAGCGTGAACAACCCATATGTTTGTGTATGCAATCTTATCCGAGCCTTCCACGAACGGGGATTTGAAAAATGGCGCACGATATTCACCTGCAGGAATGACTTGATTGCAGATGCTGCAAATGAATTCAGGCTTCAGTATGATGTTCTGGATCACTGCAGAATGGTCACGAACGTATTTATCAAAGTGATGGTTGCCTTCTGTCGCGCTGCGTTCCATTTCCCACGCAATGCGCAGCAGGTCTGTCAGTTCTGTGTATGTGTCATGGCCATCATTTTTCCCTGGTGATTTATCACCAAGTTTGCAGTCATCACATTCGTGCATCATTCGTTTATCCTAAATTTTTTGGCACCGTTATGATTGCGCACTGTAACGGTGCGCCATTTGTTTAAGTCCTGCAGATTCTTTGCTGCCGTCCTGTAGTTTTGATTTGTTGCTGCCGCCACTTCTTTAATTGACAACTCCCCGCCACGCTGTGCGCGCAATACACGTTCGACATCATCTTGTGCCATTTCTTTGATATTCCAAATGCTTTTTCCAATTGCAATTGAAACACAAAACCTGATAGCCTTCTGGATAATTATTATTTTTTAGCCACTGGTAAAAATACCATCCAGGGTTTGCAAGTCTATGTGCATATCCGTCATTGTTTATGTGGTCAATTGCCAAAACGTCAACATCAGATTCGCCGCAATTATTACAACAAATGCTGTCGGAATATGATTCAAGTGCAGAAATTTTTAATTCAAATCTTCTGTTGCGTTCTTTTTCTGCGCGTTCGTCTTTGTGTGCAGCATTCCATTTGTTGTTTCTGGCACGTATTTTATCTTGATTCATTAAGCGATATTGCTTATCATATTCCGCCTGCAGTTCTTTTGTTGGATACGCCATGATTATTTGTTGTTACTCCATTTCCACAAATCGAGCACCTTTAGAAATATTTCAAATTCCTGTGCTATTTCGTGATAATGCATATGCAATTTAGGAATAAAACCATATGCTGGTGTTATGTGAATGACAAAGCACAAATCAGGACGTGTGCCATGTGTTTCCTGGTAGGCCATCGCATACGCTGCCATCTGAAGGCGGTGGTTTTTGTAAATTGATTTCCCTGATTTAAAGTCTATAAGCGCAGTTATCGGTTCACCACCTTCCACATGATTTTTCATCTTACAAACCAAATCAGCAGTTCCTGCATAACCGTATTTATCGCTGTATAACGTAAGCTCGGTTTGTTCATCAGAAATTTCATTGTCAACAAACCACGCACCAGCGTTCTTGATAAGTTTCGTCATATCAGGATCATTTGCCAGCATTGGTTTTATATCATCGCCTTTAATCCAGCGTTCCAGGACGTTATGAATATATGTGCCGCGTGCGCCTGCAGCATCGCGCGTGATGTCTGGCTGTTTTTTGGCTTTTAACAACAGCAGGTCAATGTCAACATCACGACCAGTGGCTTCTAAATCATTATAATCGTGCGCGATGCAGCGCGCCATTTCATTCATCTTCCAGGTTGCCAGAAAAGGTTTGTCTAATACGCCAAGAATCCACGTAACACGTGGTAGGTCTTTGCCATCTTTTTGATAATGTGTGCCATCAAATCCCATTTAATCACTCCTTATTTACGAATACCGCCAAACCATTTAATTCTAGTTCTGCCGCGTGCTGCCTGCAGCATTCCGATTGCGCCAGCAACTGCATCAAGTTGATCATCGTGCGCGCCATCTGGATATAATTCTGCTTCATCTAAGAAGTCAGAAATCCACGCGCCACTGATAAGTTTAAGATTTCCTGCTTCCGCGTGGCTGCTGACAATGGCGATTCGTGATTGTTTGGGACCGGTTGGCCTGTATGCTTTCAGGTTGCGATCCTGCAGCACGTTGCGCCTGTAGTAGTCCAGCACCTGGATGCCGGAAGCGCCAGGTTCCTGTTCCATCACAATCGCTGTGCCTGGTCCGTCTGCGTCTGCTGTTCGTCGTATCAGTGATTCGACATCGTGCGCAGTGGACTGCGTTTTAACTATATTAACCAGGTAGTAAACACCGTCCTTAATTGCAACCAACGCGCCTGCAGTCCAATCAGGATCACGCCCTGATGCAGACTTTGGCGTTGCTGCGATGTCCCAAAATCTCACACGTGTGCTGCCTGCCGGAAGTGCTGGCATAGTTTCAAACCACTGGCGCAGGAAGAAGCCACCAGTTGCCACCTGATCCCAATTGCCATCAAGCAACTGTGCGCGTGTGACAGGATCAAGATTTTGCAGGCTCTTTTCATATTCAACACTGTCCAGATATGGATTGTCACGCGCCCACGCGCGAATTACTGTGCGCCCTTTGGTTTCGCCTTCAACCAGGAAGCGCTGTTTAACCCAATTGTGTCCCCTGCCGCCAGGATTGCTGGTGGACCAGATACGCAGTGGAATGGGATCATCTTTGGTTGTCCGGTTTCTGCTGAATAGGTATAGATAATGTGGTTCGATAAACTGTGTCAATTCATCAAAGCCAACAAACTGCCACTGCGCACCCTGGTATTGGTCCAGGTCTTTCTGTGTTGCTAAATATCCAAAGGTTATTGTTGCACCAGAAGGGAATGTCCATTGCTTTTCAACAGCATCCCAATGTGCTGTTTCGCCATTCACGCTGATGCCATCAAGCCATTGGTGGCTAACATCCATCAGTGCGCCAGGTAGTGCCAGATCCTTATAGGTTCTGCGCAGTATTAACGCGTTGTATTGTGGCTCGGTCACGTATTGCAGGGCAGCCATCATCAATGACCAGGATTTGCCTGGTCCTGCTGCACCACCAAATAAGCATTCACGCGTGGAACAGCGCAGGAAACGTGCCTGTTTGCCATATGGATCTAGCCAATCATCATTCGGCAGTTTGATGCTAGAGATCCAGGGATTCAGATAGACTGTTTCCAACAGTCGCAAATCATCTTCTGTTGGATTTACATCCTGAACTTTCTGCAGTGTTGTTTTGTCTGTGATCATCTTAATATCAACAACCAATTGATTGTGTCCATTTATCTACCTGCGATATTTAGAGAAAAATTTTGTATCAACTTAAACAGCGACCACCAGCGACCTGAATTTTCCCAGGATCAAAAGCCAAACCATGTTAATCATTAGCAAAATTGAACAAAATATATCTTTTGTTTAATGACAAACGCCAAATTGGAAATGGATTGCAAAGAAGATACAAAAGATATGTTTTGTATCGTTTTGTTTCGCATTTTGCCTTCCGTTGGTTGCCTGTTAGTATATCCACAACAACCTGCATCATTCTTTGGAAACATCTATGACTTGTTGTTTCCATTTGTCTATACGTTCATTGATTGGTTGTGTGTCTATACTGCCACTGTGTTTGATTTCCTGCGTGCTGTGCGTTCCGTATTCATCCTTCCACCTGTGTTCTGCCAACCATTCCATTGCCTTTCTGTCACCTTCTGTTGCCTTCTTCTTTATGCCAGACAGAACATTGCGTTGAAGTTGCGCCTCGGCGTTAAGTATTTGTTCGCGAAACTTATGATACTTTGCATTATAATCTGGATCATCAGGACCAGGTTCGCCTTCTTTCATCCAACGGTTGAACGTGCCATAAGATACACCACACGCATCACACGCCTTATTATAATACATCGCATCACTAATACAACCAATAAGATTCTTGGTTAATGCACGCGTCAGTTTGCTTGGCCTTCCACCCTGCCTTCCTTTAACCATTCAATCACATCCTGCAAAGTCTGCATCATAACACGTCAATGATGGATCATCACTGGACACATCACGCGGCCAGGTATGTGCCACCATTATCTTCTTTATGCGTTGCACTGTATGCATCATCATTGCTGAATATGGATGTGCC